CCCTTCCATTATCCCTTACGGGCACCAGAGGATTCTTTAAGAGGAATACTCAAGACTCCAAACGGAACTCCCAAAGGGAGAGAGTGCTAACCACGCACCCTGACGACACTAAAACTGTCGCCCCGCGACTTAGGCCTATAACCAAGGCCCAAGATCGTACCACTGTGACACCAAACTTCTAGAAATACGATACCGAGTACGACCGCGAAGGGTGTAGGTTTCGCCCGTCGCGATAATATCCGGTCGTATTTCGTCCCAACTAAGGGAGAAGTTTGTCGGTGTTCGCTGAATCTCTCTACGGAGAGATTCAAAACGTTGACAGCCATAGCCCACCGGTTTAGTGGGCCTGCCTAGTCGTCGGAGTTGAGCAAGAACAACTGCTTGCCCTTCTCCGATTCGGGTAACCCCGACGGAAGCGAGCGATCGGTAATAGTATCCTTCGATACCGTACCGCGCTCGTTCAGGGACGGCTTCGTCGAAATTCGCAATGAATCCGACGTCACCGGCACTGATAGGTACTTTGAACCGAAGTGGTTCTGGTACCCGGTTATAAAGAGACTGCCAACAATCCACAAACTTGCCATCGCAAAAGTCGCTATGACCCCTGCGATGAGCAAGAAGGCGGACGTTATTAGCCAACTTATAAACTGATTCCGCATTAGACAACCTTTCTTTTAGGAAGATTGGCTTACAGTCAACACCGTCGTAATAGTGAGAACCACAGCTCTCGCGAAAGCTTCCAGTCCAAAAGGACTTTTGCTTATTAATGCGAAAACCTAAGAACTCACAGAACGACGCGAACAAGTCGATAGCCTTGGATGGTAGAACTACATCGTCTCCGAAAACGGAGACAGTGGGTTTTTCCAACTCAAGGTATTCACACGTAGCTAAAGCAGCTGCGTAGAATATTAGCGACTCAAGCTCGAAGGTGAATCCGTTTCCCATAGAGGAAAACTTATTCCACCGACGGATTGAGCCACTATCGTCGACACCGATTTTGGAACGCAGAGAGTTCAGAAGCAGATGCCAACGTGGAGGAAGCAATTCCTCTACAACGGCACTTGCTATAGAATCACTAGCGGAGGAAAAGTCTACGGTCGCAAGATTGCCATCCTTGGATGACTTTCGAGCTAAGGTAGCATTCCTTGATTGATCGTTCAGATCAATCCCAAAACGAGAAAGACGACGACGAATCATAGAGCCAACCGC